GATTAAATATTTGTTTAGGTTGCCGGGCGGTCTGAGAAGATAGTCCGGTTTTTAGTTGGAAATCATCAATAACAATTATATGAAAACATTTGAAGAATTAAAAGAAGAACTATTGAACCGGGCAAAAAACGCAAATGCCTGCCAAAACGGTTACAAAATGGGACTTGATGCTAAAAATAAGGCTGATCTATTAAAAGCCATCACCGCTAACTGGTTTTGGGTATTAATAGATGCAAGGATAGTTGATGCAATATATCTCGAAGAAAATTTTACTGAGGAAGAACTTTCGGAAGCTGGTATCTATACACGAAAATGCCATGAGGTAAGAGCTGTGTCTTTTGCCTGCGGCAGTGCAACGGTGAAAGCCTGCGGCAGTGCAACGGTGAAAGCCTGCGGCAGTGCAACGGTGAGAGCCTGCGGCAGTGCAACGGTGGAAGCCTACGACAGTGCAACGGTGAGAGCCTACGGCAGTGCAACGGTGAAAGCCTGCGACAGTGCAACGGTGAAAGCCTGCGACAGTGCAACGGTGAGAGCCTGCGACGAATCCTATGTAGAAGACTGTACGGGTAATATTAGACCGAGATATGATTACGCAATAGTCAAAGATTACCATAACCATAAGATATATATCAGAAAAGGAAAATTTGAGATAATAGAGGTTTGACCTATTTCAACCGCAATAAGGTAGTGCTATTACTGTACTAAAAGCCGCGAGATAAACGAAGTGCGCACCGTTTTGATTTAACCTTGTACAGGCGGTTCAAAAGAAGAAATAATGGAAAATGAGCTTGAAGAATTATATAAGGAACTGAACAAAGTTAAGTCCTCCCCATTAGCGTATCTTCCTGAATACGGATATTCTTCAAAGGAGGAAATTATTCAGCTTATAGAGGAAGATATAGAGGAATTGCGCACAGAAATAGAACGCAGTCAATACGATTACACACCTGATGAGCTTGAAGAAGAAAGAATGAGCCTTTGTGTCAGTCAGGGGTTATCAAGATATTGTTAAACTAATAAATATAGAAATAATGGGTACAGTAACGACAGTCCCGCAGCTTAAATCAATGCTTGCGAATGAAAACGTGAAGTCGCGTTTTAAAGAGATTTTAGGAAAGAAAGCTCCCGGTTTTATCAGTTCAATCGTAGCGGTTGCCAATAGCAATACGTTGCTTCAAAAGGCGGAGCCGCAATCTATTATGAACGCTGCGGTTATAGCAGCTACATTAGACTTGCCGATAAACCCCAATTTAGGGTTTGCTTATATCATACCTTATGGTAATCAGGCGAGTTTCCAAATCGGATACAAGGGTATGACCCAGCTGGCTATGAGATCGGGTCAGTACAAAACCATTAACGTTACCGAAGTGTACGAGGGAGAAATCAAGAGCGAAAACCGCTTCACAGGAGAATATACGTTTGGGGAAAGGAAATCGGATAAGATTGTCGGTTACATGGCGTACTTCTCCCTCACAAACGGCTTTGAAAAGTACATGTACATGAGCCGGGAAGAATGCGAAAAGCATGGGAAAAAGTTCTCACAGACTTATAAAAGAGGTGGAGGACTTTGGGCTACGGACTTCGATTCAATGAGTAAGAAAACGGTCTTGAAAATGCTTATCTCCAAATACGGCATTTTAAGCATTGACATGCAGCGCGCACAAACTTTCGATCAGGCAGTAGTAAAAGACGATTTGGTTGAAAAGAATATTGATGAAGCTGAGGTTTCATACGAGGATAATCCAACGAATGCGGATGTCAGGCGAAATGCCATGAAAGAAGCATTGGAAGAAGCGGAAGTTGTAGATGAAACAACGGGTGAAATCTTTAACCAGCCAGCGCAATGATAGAACAAAATTCAAGTGAATGGTTGAAGTCTCGAATTGGTTTTTTTACGGGAAGCCGCATTGGAGACCTCATGACAAGCGGGAAGAAAGGAGAGATGTTTGGAAAGACAGCCCTTTCCTATATATATGAAGTATGCGCAGAGAGAAATCTACTCCCTAAGTATATTGAAGACGATTACTACTTCGAGATATACCAGCAGCAAGTAAGCTTCAGTAATAAATATACTGATTGGGGACATGAGGTTGAGGACTTCGCGGCAGAACGTTACCAACTTGTCACAGGTTGCGAACTTGAAGAGTGCGAAAGCATACAGCATCCTACAATACCTTACTTTTCCGCTTCACCTGACCGGATAGCAATTAAAGATGCCTTAAGAAAGGTGGTAGAAATAAAATGCCCAACACCTAAAAAGTTCATGGAGTATATGAACGAGATCAAGGATAACGATACACTTAAATCAGTAAATCCTATATACTTCTACCAAACACAAGCGGAGATGTCCTGTACAGGTTTGGACAAAGCCGATTTTGTTGTTTTCTGCCCGTTCTTGAAACATAACATTCACATTGTAGAGATAACGAGGGATGAAGCTGTAATAGCCGAATTTGAGAAGCGGATAACTGCTGCAAATGAAATTATTAATCAAATACTTAACAAAAAATGAATTTAACCGGAAGCATAGATTTGCTGAAGCTTGAAAAAACAGGCATAGCAACAATCAAAAACAAAAAGTGTGTTATTATTCCCATTGAGGAAAATGACTTGTATGTAAGCATGGACGAGAACCTGAAAGCGAAGTCCGTATATCTTGGCCTTAATGTTAATGAGCGAAGAGAACCGAGCCAGTTTGGGAAGACGCATTATTGCAAGCAGTCTTTATCAAAGCAATACAGGGACGCGAATAAGACGGATGCAGAGGCCAAATCAAAGGTTTATCTTGGAGGCTTCAAGCCTTACGAGTTTGAGGGTTCAAGCAATGCGGCTGCTACGGTGGAAGCGCCTGTTGAGCAAGTTGGTGATGATTCACTCCCATTTTAGAATATGAAAGAGAAGAGATGTTTTAAGTGTGGTAAAATTTTACCTATAACTGAATTTTATAGGCATTCTCAAATGGGTGACGGGCATTTAAATAAATGCAAGTCTTGCACAAAAAAAGATTCAATAAAAAGATACCATGAAAAGTCTAAAGACGAAAAATGGATGGAACTCGAACGCGTAAGAGGACGCGAAAAGTTTAAAAGGCTTGGTTATAAAGATAGATTTAAATCTATAACTAAAATTTGTCCAAAGGAGAAAATGATATCATCAATGCTTAGAAGAAGAGGATATGAAACATCCGGAAAAGAAGCGCATCATTGGAATTATAATTCTCCTTTTTCTGTTTTTCTTTTAAGTAGGAAAGCGCACAGATGTATACATAAATATATTTATGTAAATTACTCAAATAAACTATGTTATACGCATGATGGTGATTGCATAGATACATTGGAAAAGGCAAAATCGCTTTTTAAAAAATGGCTTGAAATGAACGGTATACGAGAAAATCTATTGCATATAGATATTAAATAATTTAATAATCAAAAACATAAATGCTATGCTATACGAATTTAAGCTTAAAGTAAACAAGGTTAACGAGAAAGGCGATGAAAAAGAAGTCACCGAGCAATTCATCACTGATGTAGATTTGTTCTGTCAGGCGGAACAGAAGGGACTTGAAATGTACGCTTCTAACAATATGGAGTGTGACGTTTTCGCAATCAGCCGTAGCAAGATACGTGAGATTGTCAATGAGAAGCAGGATGATGAGTTCTTTTACAAGATAACCCTTGTTGAAGTTTTTGTTGACGACAACGGAAAAGAAAAAGAGAATAAATATTACGTTCTCATAGCGGCAAAGAATATGGATGATGCCAACAAAAAGGCGGCGGAATACATGAAGCAGGGACTTCAAGATATGAAGCTGGATGCTATTGCCAAAACAAAGATTTTAGACTTAATAAAATAAACCAAAAGCCCTCTACTGATGTAGAAGTCCTGTGAAAGGTTCAGGTTAAGATTTAATCAGCTAACAAATTAACTATCCCGGTGTGGTTTGACCGCCTATCTGGGAACAAGGGCCTGTGAAGGTCTTCCTTTTTTATTAGATATTCATACATACTCGTCAAGCCCAATCAGGGTTACGCCAATGGCGCTGTATACGGGAACTGGCGAGAAAACGGAGAATATGGTAGCGCTGAACGTATTGGATGACATAGTGTGATTTGCCATGATTATTTAAGGTTAGTTTATATTCAGTTTCAATAATTCCAGCAAAACAGCGTGCCCTGTTCGATTCGGGGCTTCTCCTCTAAATATATTTACCATGAGACTTACATTAACCAAAACCGAAATTGCAATTGTTCAGAAACTTGTGATAGACCGAAAGCGTGACATTCATAATGCAGGAGGTGACAGCAAGCAGTATGAG